CTAGGCTCTCCCAGAACTGTTCCATCCTGCCTCCTTCGGGTCCGCTCGAATATCGAGTGTGATTTCACCGCGCTTTCCCCTCCAGACCGCCCACATCGTCATCACGGCAAGCGCCAAATACACGCTGCCGCGCTCCAAGAAATTTGCGAGCGAATCTGGAAGGAACGCCATGCCCCACAAACTGATCAGCGTGACCGACAACGCCAAGGTGATCACGCCAACCGTCGTTTGATGCCACACTGCCGCCACAAGACACACCACACCGAGTGTGACAGCGAGCGCCACCCAAGCCGCGACCGGAAGGCCAATCAGTTTCAACGGGTGCGGGCCTGCCGGCCCCTTCTGAATCAACCACCCGGCGCCGCGCGCCAAGAAGCAGAACCCAAGAATGAGCAATGCAGTCGCGTCGGTCATTAAAAAGGCCCGCAGGCCATAGGCTGCGGGCTGATACTTCTGAGGCAGTTTATCGATCGGCATACGCATCACCGTCTTTGATCACCCGCTCCAGGCGCGGCGCCATCGACGGCGTCATCGCATCAGGAGTAAACCGGTTGACCAACACGCCGGCTACCGACACCACCATCGTGAGCACAGTGCCCGTCGTCGTGCCCTGCCAATCCGGCGACTCCGCCAACTGCATGAGCACAGCAACCACACCAGTGATCACGATGATGATCGACCCCTTATACCTACGCCACCACGGCTCGGACGAAATAACCTCTTCTGCCGCGCGCACCAAAGAATGCTGTCCCATTACTTACTCCCCTTCATGTCCTTAAAGCCGGGGATGCCGAGCGTCTCGCCGATTACGCCGAGCGCATCGACAACAGTGCGGCCACCCAGTTGCGACCAGCCCGGATACTCGCCCAATTCACCAGACCCGGTCAACTGCGCCTTCGTGTCCTTGCTATACCGCTTCGCCTCGTCAAGAGCGCCTACCTGTTCCGGTCCAAACATCGTGGATCCTTTCTCCTTAGTGGGTGATGGTTTCGGTGCAACCTTCTTGGCTGCAAGATCGTCATAGAAACGCCGCGCTTCGCGCATCAGCGGCGAGTTGTACTTACCGCCCGGCGCGAGGTGGTACGGGCAACTCGTAGAAGTGAACTCGCGGTGATAGCGGACGTTTTTGCCGTTTACTGGCCGTCCCAGCCCGTAGTAGTGGCACACTGCGGCGATAAGGCGTCCTGCCTCGCGGATGGCGATATCGGTGATCGGCCAGTCTTGTGCGGCACCTGCCGCGTTGGAGACTTCGATGCCGATCGAGCGTTGGTTCATCCAGGTGTTCGCGGCGTGCCACGCGGTGTCGCGGTCCCATACCAACTGTCCGATCTCGCCGGTGCTGGTGACTTGGTAGTGCGCGGATGCTGGGCGGTCCTGCCACACTTGCCAGATCTGGTCGATCGAGAGGACGCCTGCGTTGTGATGGACGACGACGTACTGGATCTTGTTTCCGCCTCGACCTTGGGTGAAGTGACGGGTCATCAACTTCACCCTGTCGGGCTCTAATGTGAGCCAGTTTTTCATGACTGCTCCTTTCGTGCTTCGGGCATAAAAAATGCCCCTACAGTGGGGCTTAGTTGGTCTCTGCGACCTGACCTGTGACAGGTACCCATCGTCGACCCATGATCGGGTGCACTGCTTGCGGGGCTAACATGATTGCGCCGTCGCCGGTCGCCTGCCACTTCTTTCCCTCAAAAGTGACGATGTCGCCGTCGATATACGCGCCGGTGATGTTCTCGGGTTGCTTCCACGGTGCCCCTGCTTCCGGCGCGTTGCCAAGTGCGGTACGCAGCGACTTAATGATCTGCGTTTCGTTCGCCCAGACATATGGGAGTGCTTGGCGGCGTTGCCGCTCCTGGTCAATGTTGTTGGATCGGTCCCAGCACTGGCGTTGATGCTCTTCGAGCTGGGTGTCAGTGAGGTTTTCAAGCGCGATGTTCCACAGATCGCGGGTTTCATGTTGTTCAGCCATGGTGGCCTCCTTCTTGCTTGGTTGGTTTGTTACTGGGCTTGACCGCTGCAGCGGTCATGGTGGCTGTCACTTCGAGTTACACACGCTCACCCCCTTTCGCTTTCTACATGTTTAGCCTGTTTGGCACGTTCAGCGCGTTATTGCTATAATGGTTGTAGTGCGAGTGAGAGACGCACTGAAGTAAGAAAATTCAATAGTGGAAAGGGGTACAGATGATAGAAATCATCGCCCTGCTGCTCAGTATCTGGGTAGCAACTCTCCAAACCGTGGACTTCTTCCGGAAGCCCCACGATAAGGACGAGTAAAAAGACCTCGCGGTTCTGATTACCCAAACTAACCAGAACCGCGAGGCACCCCTCCACACTACCCCGGAAAGGAACACACTATGCGGCTCAACCTTCCGCTAATCCTCATCCCCCTCGGCGTACTCACCGGATGGCACCCGATCACCCTGCTCATACTTTCTGCAACCGCCGTCTACATCCACTTCCTCGACAGGAAATCAGCATGAACATCCACATCACCGATACCGACACCGGGCGTGAACTCTGGACCGTGCAACAATGCGCCAACCACTGCAACGTCACCGACGCCACATGGCGCTCCTACAGCCGAGCAAACAACAAACTCGGCGTGCCCACCCCTGTCGCCCGGCTAACGAAGCAAACACCACTCTGGGATGCCGAAGCCGTCAAAACCTGGCACGCGAACCGGCCCGGCAGCCCTATCCCCAACTCGCCTAGTCGTACAACTGATAAATAATCGCCCAATGCTTGACCACCTGGTTCAACCCGCCATACACGCTGAACTGGGCATATTGGTCAGCATCGACGTTGAACCCCTGCATATCGGACAGTCCCGACTCAGTGGTCTGGATTAACAGAATCCACCCCTTGCATTTGCGCTTGAGGCGGGCGCGCGTCGAGTTATACCGCACAGACCCATGGCTCTGGATCGTTCTGACTTCGACAAACGGATTTTTATTCGGCGAAAACCAGTTTCCGGTGTTGTAGCCAGACCCGAATTGCGTCCGGTACTTTTCCTCGGCATCGATCGCCTTCTGCGCTTTCGTCTGCGCTGCCTGAATCCCACGGATCCGCGCCGCATTGTCACTAATCTGCTTCGACTGCAACGCATCAACCTGCTCCTGATCAACCTGATGCGGCACAATCTTTATCTCACCAATCCACAGCCCATCACCACGAGTCCCATTCGAGTGATTACCGTAAATATTGGCAATCTTGACCGCCTGCACCTTCTCGTGAAACCGAATCCGCGTCTTGTAAAACCGCAATACACCATCAGTTTCCACGTTGCTTGCAAGATACTGACTTGCGTTTTGTGGATCCCACACATTCTTTCGAATAATCCCACCAGACTTCACCGCGAGCGACCCATTCTGATCTCGGCATTCAATAAAAAACCGCCCCCCGTTATGCCCTTTCGCAAAAAACGATAAATCATACTCAAGGGCCGGATCCACCGTCACTAAATTCATATGTACAGGCTCCTTCGTGCTGTTAAAACGTTTCATCTGCACTGGAAACGCACCAGACGTACCCTTATTGACCAAGTGGTAGTTAGGAATCCATTCCGCCCCTTTCGCGGTGTGCTGCCCAACATATTTCACCCACAACTCTTGTGTAGCATCAGCCTGATCCCACCACGCAGGCTCAGTGGTGCCAGGTTTTAACGGCACCACATCCGCCCCGACCTGGTGAAACACTTCCGCCCGTAATTCACGCACGGTCAACGAATCCGCCTTAATCATCGACGCATCAATCGTATCCGCACCAATCCGGCGTGCATCAATGGTCCCGGACGTGATCTTGCCCGCATCCAAGTTGGCGATCACCTGGTTGCCGATGGTTTGAGTTGCCCATGAAGAGCCTGTCCACCGCCACTGGCCGATGATGGTCGTTCCCGAGTAGCGGAACCACGTATCCCCAGCACGCTCACCACGCGTCGACCCCGGCGCGCTTGTTGCGTACCACACTCGATTCTTCGAGTTTGCAGACTCGTTACTAATCGCTGTCGCTGCTGACACGCTGGCTTCCTCTGTGGTTGGTGACCAAGACACGGAACCATTCGAGTAGGTGGTGCGAATCGTGGCGTACAGGGTCTGTCCAACCATGTAGGCGGGCTGGGTGGTGGACCAGCCCGATGGGTTGCCACTGCCTGTAGGAGTGGCGGGTTTGCTGGTTGCCCACCGCCAGAAATGAGTCACGTCTTTTACAGACACTCCCTGTGCACCTGTCTGCCCCTTCGGTCCAGTTGCACCCTTCGGTCCAGTTGCGCCCTGCGGTCCAGTTGCGCCCTGCGGACCTTGTGGGCCACGAACACCGGTATTACCGATCTTGCCGACGCTGTAGCCCGTTTCCGATGTCCCATCCGAATACGACCAAACAAACCGCGTCCACACAAACCGCCCCGGCGCGACGGTGGGTGGTTGTGGCTGCCAACCTTGTGTTGGTGGTTGGGTGCCAGAGGTGGACTGAGAGTAGGTAACAACGGTGCTGACAAGCTTCGTTCCGTCTTTGCCAGGTCGGCCGTCGCTACCGGTGTCTCCCTTCGCGCCCCGCTGGCCTTGCGGCCCACGAGCGCCGGTTGCGCCTTTCGCGCCAGGACTACCTTGTGGGCCGGTCTCACCGATCTTGCCTACGCTAAAGACTTCCTCGGTGCTGTTATCTGTGTAGTGCAGCACCATCTTTGTCCATACGAATCGCCCTGCAGGTACATTCGCCGGTGGCTGTGATTGCCACCCTGACGATGGTGCAGTCACACCAGACGCAGACTGGGCGTATGTCACCGTGGTTTGTTGCACGCCCACACCGTTTTTACCCGGCACGCCGTCGCGGCCGGAGTCGCCTTTCGGGCCGGGAACACCCTGAGGGCCACGGGGGCCTGGCAGGCCAGTGTTTCCTGTCACCAATACTGCGGGTCCACGCTCTACGCGGCCATCGCCGAACCAGGTAATCGTGCGTTGCCATACAAACCCCACTGTGGAGGGCGCCGGTGCTGCTTGTGACCAGCCCGAAGAAGGTGCCTCCGTGCCAGACGATGACTTTGCATACTCAACGACGGTGTCCACCACCGCTTTATCAGCGGCTTTACGCGCCTGTGCTGCCTGCGATTCAGCAGTACGGGCCTGTGCCTGCACTGCACCTACCTGCTTGCGGCGCTGTGCGGATTCCTTTGCAATGGCCTCGCGCACACTGCGGTTTTGCTCCTCGACGAGTTCGGCGTCGCGAATCGTCTGGCCGCCGACGTGGACACGGACGCCAAGCGGATCGTCCGGCGCCGACGTGTAAGTGATCGCCGTCACGGGCTGCGGGATCACTCTGTTGAAGACCATGACGTCGACGACGTCGCCAACGTCGTAGTCCTTGCCGGGCGTCCAGGAGCCAAGGCCGGCACCTGTGATGTCGCGCTCGAAGTAAATGTCTTCGGAGACGCGGCGTTGCGACGCGTCGACGACCGCCTCGAAGTTAGAATACCCCGCGTCTGTCTCGATCGTCACATCAGCGCGAGCAAAGGCGACGTCGAAACGTCCGAGATTTTCAGCACCCTTGGGTCGGTAAACATAGCCGTTGGTGTAGCCGTCGTCGGTGTACTCGTCGGCAGCCAACTCGCGCCCCTCCGGAAGCACGACGTTGAACGCGCCATACGTGTAGACGGCGACCCTCGCGCCGACAGTGATTTCGCCACCATCGGCAACTAACTTGATGCTCATTGTGCACCTGCTTTCACGTCGAAATTGATCACCGGCTCGCCGGTGGTTTCCGGGAAGACCATCGCCGCAGAAATTGCGATGCCGGCGGCAGTGGCGCGCGGCATCACCACATCCCAGATGAAGTCGTCGTCCGGCTTGATCAGTACTTCGTCAGCCTTATCGCCGGTTGGCGTCACCGTCACGGTGAAGGGCGACGGGTCGAGGCCGGCAAGTTTCGTGACAGCGTCGACGGACTCCTGAATCACACGCCCGATTGCCTCGTCGGCAGGCCCTGCAATGACCTGGTCGCTGAGATACGAGTCGTAGAAGTCCACCTCTGCGATATCCCGCGGGGTTTTAAACCGCGCAGACGCGTCGGTAGCGGCCAGCCAGTCACGTTCGAACGTGTGAAACGTCGTGCGTGCCCACTTCGCTGGTTGCGACGGGCAGGGCAATTGCTGCAAGAAACTCAACACGTCAACGCCGTGCACCGTGATTTCACGCAGCCTGTCTGATGGGCCGGTGGCCATGCGCTGCGCGACCCGGTAGCACCACGAACTGCCGGGACGCTCCACGAGGACAAACCGTGTCTTCGGAGTGGGAGCGATCGCACCGGAAGGTTCCACACCAATCGTGTCGTCCACCAGAGCACGCGCAGCAGGATGCACCCCACTGTCCATCGCGGACACGGGGAACGTCACCTGCAGCGATGACACGGCGTTGCGTTCTCGCGGGGCCTGCATTTCTGAAGGTGCCGGCAGATCGCACAGCGGGTGGCCGTTCTCGTCGAGAAGCCCAAGGTACTGCCCCGTCGACTCCACCACCGCCTTACGGTGTGCTGCGAACTTGGCCCAATCTACTGCCATGGTGACCACCTTCCAATCCGCCACATCGCGTCACAGCGCGACAGCCCCAAACTCGCCGACCCGCCTGGAGGAACCGGCTCCGAAAACCCTGCTACTTGCTTCGACGCTGCCGTGTTGATGCGCCCAGCAGTGCGGACGGTAAACCCGCCCATCGGCGAGGTATCCAACGTCGACAGCGACGCCACCGATGGCAGCACCGTGCCAAAGCCAGACGGCCACCGCACCGAGGAGGACGCACCCGACCATTCAACCGTCGGATAGATCGGCACATCCCCATCGTTGACGATCGACGCACCACGCTTCGGCGGCGAGCGCCACACCCCATCAAACGAGACAAGCGGGATCTCCATCTCAAGAAGCGGCTCACCATCCGGAGCAACCTCGGGCGGGGCCACCATCTCACGCAGCCTGACAGCCAACTCCCACCCGTTCACCACAAGAAAGGCATCACGACTCAACGAAAACCACCTAGCGACCTCGCCGAAGGTAAACGGCGGCTCAACAAGCAGTTTCACACTGCCCTCCACCACACCCGCCGTATAGCCATGCAGCACACCACCCGGCGCGAAGCCGGATTCGGTGGTGACTGCTTTGGGTTGGCCGACGAGTCCGGTGATGCCGGCGGCTGGGAGTGTGACGTTGGAGGGGCCGTTGGGGGCTACGTCGTGGAGTTGGCCTGTGTGGTCTTTGATTCCGAAGAGCATTTCACATCCTTGTCTTGTAGTAGTTGGCGCCGTTTTTGCCTTCCAGGATGGTGACGCGGCGGCCTACTGCGCTGAGTTGGTCTTGCATCTCGCGGGCGACGTCTTCGGTGCGCATGTATTCGGTTCCGGGCAGGTTGATGGTCAGGTCTGGCAGCATGTTGCGTTCGATTGCAGCGAACCGTCGGTCCATCTGTGCGGCGAGTTGTTGTTCTCTGGTGGTGGCGATTTCGTTTTCGATGGCCGCGCGCATTTGCTCGTCTCGAGTACGGCGTGCGGCTTCTACTTCTTCGCGTGTGCTGTAGCGTGCTCCGATCTGTGGGATGTCGGTTTGGTTGATGGCGGTTTGTGCCACTCGGGTGATGTCGACGTCGCGGAGTGCGGCGTGGCCCATCGCTGCGGCAAGTTCGCTGCCCCAGGTGTGTGGCAGGCGTGATGGTGGCAGTGGTGCTGCGCCTGGCAGGTCGTAGTTGAACCCTCCTGGTGGGAGGGTGTTGTAGATGTTTTCTGCAGTCTTGGCAATGGACTGCAATTCGTTGACCTGCTTGGTGGTTTGCTCTGAAAGGGTTGTGCTTTGGCTTCGGTTGAAGTCCATGAGTTCTTTCAGTGCGGTTTTCACGCCTTCGTCGGAAGTGCGGTAGTACTCCGCCATTGACGTGAAGTAACTAACCTGCTGCTCGGCTGTGGCGAGGTCGCCGCGTGCCTTTGCTTCGCTTGGTGCGTACTGCGCGTCAATTGCGAGGTTTCCGACCTCGACCTTGGTTTCGGCAAGTGCCTTTTCGTAGTCGGCGATCTGTTGCTCCACTTGCTGGGTTTCCAGATCCTGGACAGCACGCCCAAGCGAGGTGTTTTTCAGTGCGGCCTCGATGACCTTTTGTGCGTCCTCGGTGGAGTTCCAGAACCCGTAGTGCCCGGCGCGGGACATGACCTGTTCGATCTCGGAGACGTATTTGCCGTATTCCGGGGTGCCGCCGAAGTGCTCTTTCAGAATGCGCATGGCTTCTGCTTTTGCTTGTGCGGCGGCGGCTCGGTATCTGCGGGACTCTTCGATCTTGAGTTCTTTGTAGTCGCGGGCTGTCCAGTCGGCAGATTCTGCGAGCAGTTGCGTCACGCGCTGCATTCGCATTGCCGCTGGGGTGGACAGTGAGCCGTCGCCGATGGTGGTCATGGCTTTGAGCCTGCCGGCCTGTGCGCTCAGCAGTGCGGTTGCTGATTTCGCGGAGAGTGCTGCCTTGGCGGCGGCCTTGGAGGAATCGAGCAGTTGCAGGGCGGCGTCAGCGTTGGCTTTGAGTGCTTCGGCCTGGGTTTTGTGGGTCTCGGCTTCGAGTGCGAGTTTTTCTCGCACGGAGCCTGCTACGGCGTCCATCGTCTCGCCAAAGGTGAGTTTGCCGGTTTTCAGGCCAGCGATCGTGCGCGCCCACATGTCGTCAACGCTTGTGCCGATGACACGCAGGGAGCCGAGTTCGGCGCTGGTGACCTTGGCCCTTGCGTTGGCGACGTCGACGATGCCGCGCAGTTGCGTTTGCGTGTAGTTGGCTCGGGCTTGGCCGAGTTGCCACTGTGCCTGCTGTTCGGCGAGCAGTGCGTTGACTGCTCCCATGCGCAGTTGCGTCAACTGGTTGCGGGCTTCGTCCATGCCTCGGGCTAACTTGTCCATCATCTCGACGGACTGGGTCAGCGTTTCCAGGCGTGCGGCTTCGACGTTGTTGATCTTTTCGATGATCCATTCAGCGATCTTGTTGATCGTCTCGTAGACCACCTTGCCAAGCGCGTAGACCGCTTTAGCGGCTTCAATGGCCATGGTGATCTGCCCAGCGCCGATTTGTGCGGCAAGTTGAGCAGTCCCCGTGCGTGCCACGTCGAGATTCTTTTCCGCCTTGATCACAGTATCTGCAGCCTTATCGCGGTCCCTGGCCCGCTTCTTGTCCTGGGCGTCGAGTTTCTCCGCCGCGTCTTCACGAGCACGGCGCAGTCGCTCTTCAGCGTCAGCGATCTTTTCGGCAGACGGCTTCTTGTCATTCTTGGCGCGAACGACTGCCTTTTCGGCGTCTTCAATCCTGCGTTTGGTCTGCTTGTCGTAGCCACCGTCTTGAGCGTCGAGTTCGGCTAACGCTTCACGCGCTTCAGCCAGTTCGCGCTCCCGCTCGGCGATTTCATCCATGCCATCCTTCGCTGCCTGGCGCGTGTCGGCAAGACCGCGCTCGGCGTCACGAAGACCACCAAAGACCTCCGGCAGCAGCGCACCACCAACACCAAGACCGAATCGGGTCGGGTTGGCGTGGTAGTTGCCGGCGGCAACCGCAAACGAGTTCGTCAGATCGTCCACCACATCAAACGCCGAGGTAGGCGCATCTGCGATAGAGCGAGACCCATCCTTAGGTGCGATTGCTTCCAGGCCTGCTGCTGTGGAGTCCAGGTTCTTGGAGGCTTGCTTGAACCCGTCGACAACCGCCGGCAACTCTGCCGCAACTGCACGCATCGACCTTGCAAACTCACCGAATTGTGCCCACTGGCCGTCGGTGAGCACCGGCTCCGGCTTGCCCGACAGGTTCATTGCCACACCACCGTGCGGCAAATACCCGCCCTGGTCGTAGAGTTGCGCACCGAACAGCGCCGAGATGACGTCAAAGGTTCGATCCGCAGCACCCCACGACACGTGAGCACCGCTTGGCGACGACGACACGTGAACACCAGATGCACTCGACGCGGTTTCTACAAGCGCGTCGACAGAGTCTGCGACCTTGTCGGCGTCCGGAAAATGCGCCCAGTCAGTAAAGCCACGCCCCTCAAGTGGGCCGGCAGTTCGCCCGATGGTGAATCCGCCACCGGTGTTGCCACCGGACTCGATGAACGTCCCGTCTGCCAGTTGCATCGCGGTGTGACCGTTCGCGCCGCCGCCTCGGTCCCACCACCCAATGGTGATGTCACCCGCGCCGCCCTTGCCAGGCACAGCACCGCGCTCGGCAAGCCACTGCCCCTCGGTGACAGTCGACATACGAGAAGCAAAGGGATCCTCCCCGCGGTACACATTGACCGTGGCAGAGACACCGCCAGAGCAATCGACACCACCGGCAGACCAGCCGCCCATGTAGTACGGAGTTCCATCAAGGAACGCCAGTGTGCGCTTAATCTCGCTCGACGAGACGACACCACCTGTGGCGAAGCCCGGCAGTTTCGGGAACACACCCTGGTTAATCGCCGCAAGTTCCGCGTCGTACTTGTCAGACGAAGCCCGGTTGATCACCCACTCGCCAGCATCAAGCCGAGCCAGCGGGCTGCCTGCAGCATCCACGCCCACAAACCCGTCGACAATCTCAGTACCCGGCCCCGTAGTCGGCAGGCGATAGCCTGTGGCCACACCACCGGTGGCCAAGCCCGGCGCGCGGCCGCCGGATGCACGCCCTGGAGCGTTGCTTACGACGGTGCGCTGGCGGGTCGTGATGGTGATTTCCTTGTCCCGCAACCCGCCCAAGCGGCGTTGGACGTCGTCAATCTCTTTCTTGGCCTGACTGGCGTCGGCCTCGATCTTGGCTTCCTTCTTTTTGCCCAGTTCGGTCTCGACGTCCTTGATGAAGGTGTCGACGTTTTTCCGGGCTTCCTCGGTCGGTGCCTCGATCCTTGTGGTGTGTTCGTCCGGGGTCTCGCCAAGTTGGACCCCGAGTTGCCTCAGTTGCTCCTGCGCTTCTTCAGAAAGCACATTCAGTTCGACTGATTGGCCCTCCGGCAGGTCCTGCATCAAGGCCCAGACCACGGCGATCTCGGTTTCTACCGAATCGGCGCCCTCCAACTTCACCAAGGTCTCGACAACCTCGGGCATAAGTGCGTACTGCTGGCGCAGCGATTCGATCTGTGGGTCTGTCAATTCGTAGGCAGACGCGAGGTTTGCAAGACCTGCCTCCACAAGCCCGTAAGCCTGCTCTGCGTCATTGCCCGCAGCAACAGACTGCAGGAACCCGTCGGAGATCGACATCAACGAGGCGTGTAGAGACTGCGCGTTCTTGTCTGTGGCTTCGAGTTTGCCCGACTGGTCAAACAGCGTCTCGCCGAGACCTTCGCCACCGATGATCGCGCCTGCCGCAGATTCACTGACCTGGTCAACAGTCTTAGCCAGATTCATCATCGCGTCCTGCGTGGAAGCAGGAAGCATACCCATCGCCTGCAGCACCTGCTTGAGCGCGTTGAGACGCTCCTCTGCCGCAGAAGACGAGTCTGCAAGCACCTGCATACCCGCCTCAATCTGTGCAGCCGCAGGCGACACACGCTGCGCGGCAAGGACCTGCTCGTCCAGTTCCGTTTTCACCTGGCGCAGTTGTGCGGCAGCGCGCTGCGACGCTTCACCACCCGCGTCCAGATGCGCCATAAGGTCCTCGAACTGCGCACCACCTGCTGCAACCACGCGGCCCAAGTCGTCCATCGGGATCTTCAACTCGCCAGCAGCAGACTTCAGCGCGTCATACGCCTGCTTCGTCTCATTGACGTGGGAGCGGTACTCGTTGAACTCCTTGTTCCAAAAGCCCTGTTGCCACCACGACAGATCAGGGGCCTGAATGATGTTGAACGAACTGTTCATCTGCTCGCCGATCGCGGTCAATTGCGCCATCTCGGCGTCGGCGATCTTCGAGGCAGCAGCCAACCCCTGTTCATTGAGCGCACCAGTGGTGCCAGCCACAGCGGTTTGCAACTCCTGCTGCGCCTCAGCGGCGTTACGCGACGCTTCTGCAAGCCTGTCCTGAATCGTGGATGCAGTCTGCGAGGACTGCACGAACGCGCCGATAAGCGCCGCGCCGCCCATCATCGCAATGTTAAACGGACCACCCATGGCGTTGACCACGCCAGAGACACCACTGCGCAACAGACTAAACCCACCAGCAGCAGCGCCCTTTGCGGCACCGCCCAACAGCAAGAGATTGCCGCGCGCCATGGTGGCCGTCCTAGACAGGCCCTTCATCTCCGTTGCCCAACGCTTCGTATTCGCACCAAGATTGCGCATTGGAGCCGACGCCCGGCGCGCCGAGTCGGCCATGAGGGCGATGGATTTGTGTTTCGATTCGACGACGGCGAGCGCTGCGCCCATGCGGGTGAGTTCCACGCCGTTTTTTCGTGCGAGGAGCGTGTGGATCTCCATCATGTCGCCAAATCCCTTTGCGCTCTCGCGAGCGACTCCCAGGTGGGATGGGATATCGAGTCGTTTGAAGACGGCGAACGCTGCGGCGGCACCAACAATTGGTCCGGCAAGGCCCTGGAGGGCGTTACCGGTTGTCTTTACGGTGCCTTCCAGTGGTGCGAACACGTCGCCGGCAACTTCAACAGCGGTCTTCAACCCGTTGATTGCGGACTCGGCGTAGTCGCCAAACGTGCCGATGGCGGCAGTGGCCAAGTCCACACCGGCAACCATGGTGCCGGCAAGCGACTCGTAGGTAGCAAGGGCGACGTCTTCGACGGTGTTTTCCAGCCGTTCCAGTGCACCGGGTAGACCGTGGGTTTGTGCTTTTGCGACTTCTGCGGCTTGTCCCTGTCGGGTCACGGCCTCGGAAAGCGCATCAAAGCCCTCTTTGCCCTGCTGTGCTGCCACACCAGCCATACGCATGGCGTCGCTGCCGAACAGTGTTGCGGTAGCGGCCTGGTACGCCTCTGGCGTCATCCTTTGCGCGGCGTCTTTCAACTGTCCCATCAGCACCGGCAGGCCGACGAACTGGCCCTGGGCGTTGTAGACCGTCAGGCCAAGTTCTTCGATTGCTGCCTGCGCTGGCTTGCCCTGGTTCGCCAGCGACAGCAGCGCAGTTTTCAGCAGCGTACCGGCGTCGGAGCCGGTAATACCGGCGTTGGCGAACATCGCGATTGCGGTCGCGGTGTCGTCGATAGACACGCCGAATTGGTGTGCCACCGCACCGGACTGCTGCAGAGCGTTAGCCACGTCGCCGATTTGTGCAGACGATGCGTTTGCTGCACCCGCCAGAATGTCTGACACCCTCGCGGCTTCAGACGCATCAAGTGCGAAGGCTTGCAGGGCCTGGGACTGAATAGTGGCAGCAGACGCGGCATCCGTTTGTGCGGCAGACGCCAACTGCAGGGTGCCCTTTGCTGCCGCCATGGCTTCCTCGACGGAGAATCCACCCTTGGCAAGTTCGGTCATTGCTGCAGCAGCGTCAGAGGCAGACGTTGCCGTCAGCGATGTGTCGTTACCGAGTTCGCGAGCACGCTGGGTAATCGCTTCAATCTGTTCGGCGGTTGCTTGCGAGACGGCTCGCATCGTGTTGAGTTCGGTCTCGAACTCCTTGCCGACCTGGACGACCGTGCGCGCCGCTTCCACGCCGCCCATGGCCACGCCCAGGGCTGCGCCGAGTTTGCCGGCGGCACCAATCGCGCCTTTGAGACCGGACTCCATCTTGGGGACAAATCCCCTTGTATCCGGTTCAACCAGGATGTCAATCTTGCCACCGGCCATTGGTTATTCTCCTCTCATTTTTCGCAGATCGCTCAGCGAACCAAAACGCCGACCGTCAGATTTCGTGACAGTCGGCGTGGTGTTTTCGTGTTCTTTCAGCAGTTCGCGCATCAATTCCTTGTGGACGTGCGCCGGACGGTGTGCGACGGGGAAGATCACCGGGTCTGCCGGTGGTTTGATGCCTTCGCGTTTGCGGCGGGCCCGCTCGCGGGCGACGTCCGGGTCGTCAGGGTCGGTAATCCAGGAGCGGTACTCGGAGTTGAGCCAGTAGTCGAGACGATCCACCAGCATTGCCAAGTTCTCGTCCTGGTCAGACCAGTGCTCTAGTCCGTCAATCAGGACTGCGATATCCCCATGCCACATCGTGTCGAGTGCTTCGCGGAAATCCAGGCTGTATTGCCTACGAAATTCCACGAGCACTCGTGCGAACTCGCCCGGCGCGTCTAGGCGGAGGCTCCAGGAAAAAAATTCCCATCTTCCGATCGAAGACCCGCGATAACCGCCATACGGCCAAGGACACGCGCGGCAGTCGGTGCGGACTCCTGCAGCAGGCGCTGCGTAAACGCTTCCTTGGCCTCCTCGTCAGAGTCTGACAGCAGCGCCACGGTCTTCTTGACGATTTCCGTGCTCTCTTTGGCCTTATCGATACGCCAGATTTCCACGTAATCGCGTGCCTCACGGCCCGTGAAGTTGCGGCGCAGGCTGATCTCAACCCCGTCAAGGTCAATCAGTTGAGACGGCCCACCTTTGACAGCCAGTGCGGCGTCCAGGATGTCGATTACGGTCTTCTTCTTCGCAGTCATGTTGTTTTCCCTTCTCGGTACTGGGGTAGAAAAATTGGCGGGTTGATTGAGCCCTTGTGGTGGTGGCGACCCGCTGCGCCACCACCTGGCTTATTTAGTGGCTGTCCTCGGTGCTCGCAGACTCGTCTTCGTCGACAGTGACGCCCTCCGGCAGGGCCGGAATGATCTCCACCATCGGAGACAGGAACGACACGTCGAACTCCCAACCGTCGATGTTCTGGCCATCGATGGCGGCGCGCGTCGCAGGTGCTTTCAGCGTCACACGCGGCGAGTAGAAGAACGCGGCATCCGTGCCGTCTTCGACGCGGATGAAGATCGCGAACTCCTCGCCGACGCCCTTCTCAATCGCGTAGTGCTCACCCTTCTTGATGATCTTGCCGCCCTGGGCGCGCGTCAGCAGGGTTGCCTTCGTGTTATCCACCGCACGGAACTTGATGCCCTCCTTGAGCGGATCACGGGCGATCTTGTACGGGGCCTTGCGGTAGTTGAACACCTGCTTTTCGGTGACGGACTGTTCCGAGGTCTGCTCGAAACCTGCCTCAATACCGCCGTATGCGTCCCACCCCTTGATTGCCTCGGCGAGCAGATCGCCCTCCGGCAACTTGGTGTCTGCAGGTGCACGGTATGCATCACCGGTCAGCCACAGATACGCCTTGCTTGGATCAGCCGTAGTAACAGCCATAATCAGTACTCCTTCGAATCTAGAATCTGGAAAACCCCCGGTGCCTGACATGCACTTGGAATCGAACCGGGGCATAAAAAAGGGGCCTGTCGGCCCCACGTTTCAGGTCATACAGTTGGACAGGACCGTCCAACCAACTTGCACTCCACGCTGTTGCGTCATCGAGTACCTGGTTCTTTGCTCTGCCGAGCAACTCTCCCGCCATCGCGGCGGCTCGCCACACAGTCACATCGGGATCCTCCCGCAGCCTCGAGACTTGGCTATCAGGCGCCCACGGCGTGACCTGCACAATCACTCGATGCAGCAGCGGGTCGTCTCCCATGTGTCCTGTCACGGCAACAAGACAATGCGGCTTGGTCAGCGGGTCGGGCAGATTACGCGTCGTAATCGCACCACCGTGCAGGCAATCAGTGAACTCTTGTTGTTCTGCGAGCCATGCACGGATGATGCCAGCGACGTATGGCAACGGTTTTACTGTCACTTCATTCGACTCCTCCTTGGCCTCATGCCTCGATAGCGGCCATGCTTCATTGCCGCAGTAGTCAATGCGGCATGCGCCGGCGTGTCCGATGTCCCGTATTCCTTGTAGATCGCGTCTTCGTCACTGTCGACGACCGAAACGTCCAGGCCGTCGACCTTGATGTCGATGCCGCCGCGATAAGCACCAGTGAGCACTGGCGCTAAAGGGCGTGCATCCATCATGATTTCCTTCGCGATCCGCACACGTTCATCAAACGACCCCGACCGGGCCGCATACTTGCGGACTCGATACTTGTAGATGGTCAGTTTGGCTGACAATGCGCCGATGGCTTAGACCTCCTGCCTATCGAGTTCCGGAGCATGCCGCACACGGACGGCGACATACTCTGGGGCATGCCCTGGGATACCGCGGGGCATGCCCTCGGTGATCGCTTGCCAGCATTGCCCCGAAGGGGAATAGAACGAGTCTTCCGCACGAATCTTTACCGGTGGTTCAAACAGCACCATCCGTTCATCAACAACGGTGGTGGCTGTGACCTCCGAAAAGCCGTTCCACAGCGCGGCTTGCAACAGCCCGCGTCCGGAAATCTCCTCCACACCAGCAGGAAGAGGCTCGCCTGTATACGGATCAATCTCGTTGCGGTCTCCGCTGATAAGGGCTGTCCAGCCAGGCTGAAACAGCACTGCCGCACTAACCACGCCACTCCCCTTCCGGTATCTGCGGTGTCATACCTCGAGGACGAATCGTGAAGGCGGCCTGCGACTGCTGCGGTGCCACAATCATCAATTCATCCAACGTCAGGTAGAGCAGCGAGCCCTGCCCCGCGCCGCCGTCGCCTGTCCACTCCATCGACACTTCCGGATAAGCGAGTTTGTCGAGACCACCTCGCGTGGTCTTGTCGATTGCTCGCGTCACCATCGCCTCGACGATGTCGGCCACGACAAGCCGGTCAATCTGCCCCTGCTCGATACGACGCTCAAGGGTCGGCGCACGAGCACGGATAAGCCGTTCGGCTTGATCAATCCAGCGCTTCGCGCGCTGCTTCATCTCCGGGGCAGCGTCAGGCCAGATGTCTTCGGGAGATTCCAAAAGCCACTTTGCCATGACACCCTCCTTGCTCTACTCCTGCTCGGTCGCGGTCGTCGTCTGGTTCTCTGCTTCGAACGCGTCCACCATCGCGATGATCTGCTCGGTAGTCATGCCAGCAGGGTCAAGGTCGAGCGATTTGGCGTAAGCCTGCCACTGCGACTTCTTTGCGCGTGCGTCCGGGCGAGACGGGACCGTCAACTCCGGCGACGTTTCAGATTCATCTGCCGGCGGTTCAACTACGTCTTCCCCAATCCCGAAGCCTTGCGCCTTGTAGTACCACAGGTTTGCTTGGCTCGGATTGCGGCAAACGCCCTCAATGAACACGTCGCCGCCGATGGTCCCGTTGTAGCGGGTATTCGGTGATGTGACGATCATTTAGGCCACCTTGACCTTGCGGAGCACGCCCGCTGCCTTGGTCGCCTTGAGCGCGACCGCAACCGGGCCCATCTCGACCTCACCGGTCTTGACCGCACCAGAGGTGGTGAAGTCCGGCAGCCAGGTCTTCATCATCTCTCCGGAGGTGGTGGTGACACCGTGGAAGCCATCAAGGCCGATACGTACCGCGTAGACACTGGTGACACCCTCGGAAACCGGAATAATCGGGTCGTTCGTACCTGGCTTGTTGCCCGGGTCGACCAGGATCAGGTTGCCGATCTGCTCACGCTCGATAGCGTGGCCATTCGCACCGACGAGACCATCAATCGGGTTGACCGTGTACATGGAAGCCCGGCGCGCTGCGGAGCGCAGTTTTGCTAGTGCTCGCTGGTTTGCGAACAGCAGGGTGGGTGCGCCGTCGAGTGCGCCTTGCAGTTCGTCGAGGTCGTCAAGGATGCCGAGTGCGGCGTCTGCGGTGGTGTAGGCGCTCCAGTCCTTTTGGTCGTTGAGTTCCGTTGCGGAGCCCAGCAGGGCCTTGGACAGGCCGTCGAAGCCGTGTTCGTTGACTGCGGAGTCACCGTTGATGACGGCGTCGCTGAACTTGGTTGTGGTGGCCTTGATCAACTGCGAGGTCTGCATCGCGATCTCGTCGGAGGTTGCCGGGCCGAGGTGTGCGAGTTGGCGATCGATCTGGAAGGAGCCGCCGAGGACCTTCAGGTCTACGGAGTGCTTCGTGGTGGTGACGCTTGCGGGTTTGTACTCGGTGTTGAGTTCGCGGAATTCTGCTTCGCGCTGTGTTGCGAGGCGTCGGTAGGAGTAAGTCAGCGTTGCGCCGCCACCGGCAGGGTTGACCGCGGTATCGAAAATGAGGTTGTCGAGAATGACAGAACTCTTGCGGAACTCGTCGATGACGGTGGCGTCGTAGTCGTCCTGGGTGTTGAGCTTTGCTTGCTCAAGGGTGATAGCCATGGGGCATCACTTCCTTTCTATCGTTGGATGTTCAGGCGGGCGTCTGTTGCCTGCTGCAGTGTCATTGGGGTGATTGCTCGCTGCGTTCCCTGTCCCTGGGAGGGGTCGACGGGTTTGCGGTCGAAGCCGAGCGCTGCGGCGAGGGTCTTGGCGTCGGCGGCGAGTTCTTCTTCTGTCTCGCCACGAAGCCGGTCCGCCATCTCGGCGGGGAGTTTGGCCTCGGACAGAACCTTGGCGACGAGTTGCTCGCGTGCACGCTCGGTTTCTGCTGCTTCGAGTTCAGCGATTCGTGCGTTGGCCTTTTCCAGGTCGGCTTGTGCGCGCTGAAGTTCGGTCATCTTTTCCCGATCGATTGCGTCGAGCCGTTCCTGAAGTTCGTCACGCGCGGCTTCTGCGGCCTGACGCTTATCGCGCTCTGTCGCAAGGTCCTTGAGCACGGCGCGTTTGCTGCCACGCGCGTCGGGGTTGTCGTTGTCATCGTCGTTTTCGCCCGGCGCGGACTCCGTTGGCTTTTCGCCGTCGCTCTCCTGGTCTGCGGCCTTGGCAGGTTCCTTGGGTGTTTGCTGGCTTGGTGCGCTCGTCTGCCCGGTGGCGGCAACTTCGCCCGCATTGGCTTCGGCAGCGAACATGCGTACCCAAGGGCGTAGACGGTTCTTCATGTTGGTAACTCCTTAAATTACGAAAACCCACCGGTAGGTGGGCATGAAAAAACCCATCACGTGCAGTGATGGGTTAATGGCTTATTGGACTCTACGAATCCCGGTCAGGAAAGAGCGTCTTGATAGATGGAAGGTTCACATCGACAGGCGGCTCCATGGCCGCGAATTGCCGTACGCCGGTGTAAAGAAGTTCAACGGCAGGGATGGTGAAAAGTGAATCATCGAACCACTCGTCGGGGTCTTCCCAAAGCGCAAGATACGACTTCTTTATTTCTTTATCAGGAACAACACCCAGTTCACAGGCATCAACAAAGTCGCCTAACAGATAAACGCTGCGGAGTTCGTTTGCTGGATGCCGGTCCTCCACTCCGAACTCTTCCATCAGACCTTGTTCAGCATCGTATGGGTCCACGATCCACCTCCTCTCCATGGTTTATCTATCACTTCGCCTGACTTATCAAGTGCTAATACTTTATCACCGTAACGTGGAAATACAGTCGTAAGTTGCCATTCAAAATCGGTATCACCTGAGGTTGGGCCAATGCCTATTTCAACCAGAATGCGATTTCCGTTTCGGTCAACGGCAGATTTTTGTACGTTCCATCCTCCGAACTTAGAACGCTCAAGATAAGTAGGATCGCTAAACCCATCACTTCTTACAGTGCTCAACCATTCGATTAGTTCCGAGTCATTTTGATCAGGGAAGAAGGTCTTTTCAGCAGCAAGAGTCGCTTGAGGATGTGTCTGCCGAATTGCTTGTATTTCTTCACGTATCGGTGAAAGTTGAGAATACGCATGGCCTCCTCTCACGCGTATGTGACCACTGTTGGTGATTTTCGCAGGCTTTCGCTTTGTAATGTGCTCTACCGGCAATGTCGGGTCAATCGACGGCGCAATCTTCGAAAACTCCTCGAACAGTGCCTGATGTCGCGCGCGAGCCGGGTCAGCAACCAAGTCGCGCACCTTCTCCGGCAACACACCAGGACGGACCGAGCGAATGTAGCCATGCTTGTACAACAACTCCACACGATGCTGCTGGTCGCCCTGCGTACGGCTGATGATCTCCGGAACACTGAGCCGCTGAACACGAGACAAGCCTTTCACAGACCCCTTTGGGCGCCCGTAGTAGTACCGCATCGTCTTCGAACGCGACGTCGTGCCCATCGTCGTAAACGACTGGCCAGCCGCCGACATCCCCAGCCGACTATTGACCACCTGATTGATATCAGCCCCGGCGCGAATCGCTGCAGCACCAGACTTGGTAAAGACCTTGTCTTGATCTGCCGCACTCAACGAGTCCCAGTAGGCCTGAACGTCGAAACCAGGCCCCTCGAAGCGGACGGAACCGTCATCCGGGACTGCAACCTGTGTGCAATCGCACCCTGGATGCCGCAGAAACGGCCTGTCCCAATAGCCACGCTTGCCTGCCAAGATCGCGCATCGCGCGCAACATGGCGGGTTCGCCATACGAACGTAGAGCGTCTTTGGCCGCATAAGGCCGGCAACTGCTTTCGCCATTCGCTGGGTATCAATCAACGCGGTTTGGGTAATCGTCGCCAGGAGGTGGCCACCGGCTTCCCATGCTTGGCGATACTCCTGTGGCGTCGGCTCCTCATACAGCGCCAGCCGCTCACGAACACGCTTGGCTACTGCACGCGGAATGATCTCCAACGGATCCCCATCAGGCATATACCCGGCAAACGCGTCAGGGTTGAGCATGCCGATCGGGCTATCTTGCCAGCCGTTGGCCATCAGTTCCAGGTTCATCGTCTTATCCACCAGAGCGGCGTTTTTCGCCTGTGCCCTCGCGATCAACTGAACCACCTGATCGCCAAACTCACGCTCCCACACGTCGATATCCATCGGGGACGCCCGAGGCATCAGATCAATGCGCAACTTGCGCAGCGTCTGCCGCACAATCTTGGATCGCTCAATAGCCTCTTCCCGCATCTCCGGCGGCAATGCCCGAAATGACCATGTTGTACTCATTTCCGCTCACCTCCTGCCTAAAGCCCGGCGCGCTCGAACTTGGCGTCGCTGATGTCGAAGTAGTTATCGCGCTCCTGCGCCAGCCACTCAAGTTCCTTATCGATGCGCGCCTGTGTAAACCCAAGTTCCAGCAGTGCACCACGCACCGACAGGATCGGTTTTCCGCCTGTCTTCTTCGACAACGCGTCCGCGCGCTGTGCCTCCGTCGGGGTTCCTGGGTCGTGCCAAAGAAGCGAGATTTTGCCGTCAGACTCCCAGGCGTGGCGCCGGATGCGCTCAGCAACACCTAGCGACCATGCAAGAGCGGCGCCAATGGCGCGGGACATCCGGTCGACTTGCTTGACAAGGCGTGACTCGTCGGCGCGGATAGAGCCTTCTGCCGCCGGATTGGCCGTGTTTTGGCCCATCATGCGCACAGGCAGTCCGGTGACAGTTGCCGCCTGTTCTGCAAGCATGGTGATGGTTTTGTGGAAGCCGGCAAGGTCTGCGCCTGGCAATTGCTTGACGTCGGCGCCCTTCGTGGAGATAGCCCAGACGCTGCCAAGGTAGGTTTCCCACTCGTCGACAGGGTTGCCGTACTCGTCTTGGAAGTCGGTCCTGGCGACGCCAAGGGCGATCTTCTGGGGTGTCGAGACGGTCTCCATTGCCATCTGCAGTTGCAGCATCACGCGGCCAGCCATGTTCACCAATGGCTTGAGGTCGGAGAACTGCGTTTCTCCCTTCCACACATCGTCGGAGGTGTCTTGGTTGAACGCCATGACTACCGGCACACGGCCCAGGCCGTGCTCGATGCGCTGTACTGCCTCCCACTTGCCTGCCCGGCGCGAAATCATGATGGTTTCGTTTGGGAGGTAGAGGGTCATGTGGGCGGCTCTGCCGGTTTCTGCGCGGTAGATGCGCAGTGCGGCTTTTGTTGCTCGGGTGATGGGGTCGACGATGATGGCGAGGTTTTTGGGTGATTCGACGCGGATGCGTGGCCTGCCGCCGTCGGGATCTGCTGCGATGGAGAGGGCGCAGCGTCCGAGGACGATGAAGTCGCGTACGAGCAGTGGCAGGGAGGCGTCGAGGTAGTTTGATTCCCAGTCTTCGCGGAGTTCTTTGTCTTCGCTGGTTTCGCCTGATCGGAGGATCATGCGCACTTCCATGCGCTCAGCGAGCACGGAGGCGTATGTGCGGCACCAGTTGAGTGGGAATGCGAATGGTTGCACGTCCGGTGGGATTGCGATGCCGAGGTTGCCGATGTCTTGGATACCTCGGTAGTAGCGCTCGTTTTCCCTGTCGGCTGGTTTGGCCTGCTGAATCTTGTGGAAAAGCGCCTGCATTAGGCGTTGTTCTTCGTCTGTGAGCATGTCCGGTCACCTCCTGCGTCTTCCGAGCACTATGACTCCTGATTCGTGTGAGTTTCCCCAGCCTGCTGCGTGGGCGTCCATTGCTGCTTCGTGGGCGACTACGGAGGCCATTGCGGCGTCGATCTTCTGGTGGTCTGTGGGCTTGCCGAGGATGTATTGCTGGCCGGGTTTTGCGACCCGTTTGGCGTTGGCCACCGACATTGCGGTCAGCGGACACCCGTCGTGTGTGATTCGTCCGGTGGATAGGTCGATTTCGAAGCGAGAAAGTGCGGCGAACATGCGCCGGATTGAGTTTGTGGGCCACTCGAATACGGTTTCGTCGCCGTGAGCCAGTGACCAGTCGCCGATCTCGGAGCGCCAGTCTTGCGGGTCGCAGTACATTCGCTCTACGTCGAAGCGGTCGAAGAGTTCATCAACGGCGGCGATGACTTCGCCGCGGGGAATGCGCCCGCCCCATTGGGCGGGATTCCAGATCGTTGGGCGCGAATCTGGCCCGTAGCGGGGAGTGAACTGGAAGCCGTCGACGGTCTCTGCGCGGATTGCGGTCCAGTCGTTGACCTCCGAGCCGTCGAAGCCAAGACAGATACGAGTCCCGTCAGGCGGGTTTGCCATCCATTCCATATGCGCCCTCCCAAAGTCCTGCTGGCAGCCAGGTGCCAGACGCGTAGGTTGATCGGTTGCCGAAGAAGCGCTCCGCTTGCTCGGGGTCACGGTGGTTGAGTTCCTGGGCTTCAGCCTCAATCGAATCGAGGTTGACCCATGGGGTGCCCATGTAGACGTATTCAAGGATTGCTCGGCGCTCCTCGCTGTTTGACCAGCGCAGGTCTGCAGGAGGTTGTGGGTAGAACCGGAACACGTCATCGACTGGCGACTCGAACGTTTGCTGCGCGACCGAGTTCACTGCGGTGTTCCAGGCGTTCGTGGTCTCAATCGAGCGACCCGACATACCTGCCAGGCCACGACGTTGGTTGTCAGCCAGTTTCGTCATCCGGTTCGACGCCGTCCACAGGCCCGTCTCGTCCTGGACGACGAAAGACACCGGGTTACCGACTTTCGAGTCCGCAGAGGCGGTGACCACGTCGATACGGTCAGCATCTTCACCACCTTCATGTCCAAGGACACGCACGAACGTGCCCAAGTCCTTCAGCAGCCACTTCAACGGGCCCAGCCGAATCATCGAGCGCAAAGGACGGTACGTGTTATCGGTCTGGTCCTCACTCGTCGCCGTAATCTGCAGCAGCGGCGACGGATGCGGCCTGCCCATCGGCTCGCCCGACATGTACTCAAACTCGAAACCACACGGACACCCCCAATCAGCACACCGATACACATCACCAGCCTGCGCAAACCCACAAAACTCTGCAGGACCAACAGCCTGCAGCGCGCACATCGTCGCCGCCCACGGACCTTTGCCCATCTTCTGCGGCAACACCACCTGCATACGGCGATACCGAAACGCCTGGTTGCCAAGAGGATCACCCTCCCAGACCAGCCCGGCGCGAATCTCGCCGAACTTTGCCGCACACCAGAACTGCCAATCCGACCAGCGCATTGGTTCGCCGCGTCGGTAGCCGTCTGGGACCCTGCAGTGCGCTTGTACCCATGCGTCCCACAGGTCGCCAAGCGTTGGGAAATCGACTTTCCAGTCTTGCAATCGTTATTCGCGGAGTCGGCGGCGTATCTGCACCACATTTTGACCGGCACGAGAGGCGTTCGACTCCGCCTCCTCCTTCTCGGTCTTGGCGCGAACCTCCCAGCCGTTTTCACGCATTCCTGCAGGCGTCAGCCCAATGGCATCGGCAAGTCGCATGGTCTGTGTCATCGTCGACGGTGACGCATCAGGCTGTTCGCTTTTGACAGCCCAGTGCACATAATGCGCAATCATCAGCCACCGCCACGGTTCTTCTGCCCAGGCGACGGCTTGCGGGTAGCGCCACATTTTCTTCCACAGCGCGATTTCCCTATTGGGTCGCTTCGGCAGCGGCCAAGCCGGAATTCGGCCGGTGTAGCCCTCTGCCGGCAACTGCCGCAACGAACCCGAAATCCCGCGTTGCTCGGAACGTTTAGATGTCGGATCCGGACGCGGACCGGAGCGAATTCGAGCACCACCAGAACCCATAATTACCCCTCCTACCTGGTTTTTTGAACCCTAAAAACTTCTTTCCGCCCTAGCCCACGGCGCAGGTGGTGGCTGGTTGAGGGGTACTCCCCCACCCCGACGAAACGCCGGTCCCTTTTTCCGCCGAGCGGCCAATCCGTGACGCGAGTTGCACGCCCGACACAGCACCGTCAGGGGTTGATCGAGAGCACCACCGAGCACGAGCGCGTCAGCGTGCTGTGCGGTTAAGTCAGTGGCTCGGTGCGGTGGGCGTTGGAAGCCGGGACAGATGTTGCCGTACCGGGCGCGGTGCGCTGCGACCGCGTCGGCTCGGCGCCGCCGCTCCACCGGGTCACGGTAGGCAACCTTCGTGGGAACAGTACGACGTTGGTGCTGTTCGTGAAGTGCCGCATGGCTTCGACACAGCCCACGCGAATGCGTCGAGTCTGGGCAGCCAGGTACTGCACAAATCGTGTTCGCTCTTGCCATTGCGTCACCTCCCAACATCTACAACAAAAGCCCCAAACCGGACGGCTGGGGCTTGAAACTTCTTACAATGCGCAAGCATAGCACCCTGGGTGGCTGGTTTAGAATGCTCGCTCATTTCCCCAGCCCAAGGACGTCTTCTAGACGCACCAATCGTGCCCCATCAGGCCGCACTGTCGAGGGTATTTGCCCGCGCTCGATGGCCGTTTGAATCTTCCACCTGGACACTGGATAACCCAGATGTGCGGCCCAACGCTGCATCTGGCGAGCAGTGCCGTAAGCCGGCGGTTCAATGTCTTCACCAGTCGGCTCTACAACTTCCATCACCACCGCAGTAAGCCCCGCCAGTTCCGTCGCCATCATTTCCGCCCATGGCTGCTTGCGAATCACATCGATGTGTCGAGCCAACCAACGCGCACGCACTGCTGCGTCGCGCTCACCGGGAGCCGACTCGTGCACATCCAATGCTGCAACCACACGCCCACACCAGAAGCCGAGCGTGCTCTCAACCCGGCAAATCAGATCAGCAATATCGATCACCAAAGGAGGCTTCGACCCCCGACGGGCCGGAGGCCGGCTAAACCTTTCACCAATTCCCCGACGTGGAACCAATAACTCTTCAAGCAACGGAGAGCGAGACTCTAAGAGATATAACCATCTATCCAGGTCGTCAATCATTTCTTCCCACCTCCACGTCTGCCCCGCTTACGGCGTCTTCGTACAGGCCCGGCCCGACCCGTCCCGTCCCGACCCGACCCGGACAACCCCGGATCGTCACCCTGCCTACCCGTGAAATCAAACGGATATCCGTTTGATTTTATCGATTCGTTACCTTTGCGTCGGCGCCTCTGCCGCGCTGCACTGTCAGCGGTGTGTGCTGCCCGTGGTTGAGACGCTGCTGCAGTTTCCCGCGCTGCTCCCTCAACCTCCGCTGGCGCTCCATCCGCCCGCGCTGCTGCAGGCTTTCGGCGATACTTATCAATCGGCTCACGTAACCATGCGGGTTCATCTTCGTGGTCTCGTGACCGGACTGGTTGCCCGGTCGAAGTGGTAGGCGCTGCTGTCTCGTCAGACGCTGCTGCCAGCCGCGCTGCACTGTCAGCGGTGTGTGCTGCCCGTGGTTGAGACGCTGCTGCAGTTTCCCGCGCTGCTCCCTCAACCTCCGCTGGCGCTCCATCCGCCCGCGCTGCTGCAGGCTCCAATTCCAACTCAGATTGTGACTTCTCCACATGGATACCGTTGGCAACGGACCATTTATGGGTATTGATGAAGTTTATGGTCGATGTTTCATAATGCGGGAACATCGGGGCTTGACGCAGTTCGAAGCCTTCCTTGCCCGCTTTCCTTTCAGAGTTACACCCGCGACAAGCGACAACCAGTGTTTCCACCGTTGACTCTTGGTGCGAGTTCAAACTATCGATCGTGCCGCCACGGTTCGACTTGTGGTCGGCGAAGTTCACGGTACGTCCACACCACCGGCATTGGTCGCCGTCGCGTACACGCACGGGGATCGTCAGTTCTGGATTGCGACGATCACGAGTGCGGTCACGGTCGATCTCAACCGCCGCCTTGCTTCTCATGTGGACGAACTCAATGTCATTCTTCAGCCTGTACAGCCACCGTTCCTCCTGTTCGTCCTTGTAGTTCTCTACCAGCGTCGCCGCACGCAACACGTCCATCAGTTTCTTCTCGCGGCCCGGCGCGAGTACGCCGACGAGACCTGGTTCGACGACGTAGTCGGTGAGGTGTGCTGCTGATGATGTTGCGAGGGCGATGAAGAGTCCGAGTGCCTCGAGTTTCAATGCATGGTCGTATTCGCATGCTTCCACCAGGCGTGACATCAGTGGGTGGGTGTTGATGTTGTCGCCGACTCTGAGCCAAGCCATGGTGGCCTCCTTTCTGGGTTATTTGGTGGTGCGGTTGGTGCGGGATAGGTGTGGGTGGCAGTTCTCGCAGAGCCCTTCGCCGCAGTGTTGGGGTGCCGGCGTTTGTGCAATGAGGTCTGGCGTGGCGAACTGTGGCCACATCCTTTGACCACATCCTCTGCAGGTGGCTTGCCGCTCTACGGCGTCTTCCTCGGGCAGTTTCTTGATCTTCCGCGAGGGGGTCGCGCTAAGCGCTAGATCGCTGTAGCGGCCCGCCACCACACCGGCAACGCTGATGCCGGCACGCTCCATGTCAGATAAGTAGGCCTCGCACGCTTCCAGTACCGGGCAGGACGCGCAAAGCATGCGTGCTTTGGCGTGTGCTGCTTCACGCAACTCCGTCGACCCGGTGGTGTCCCACGGGATCAACTCACCGCTGCGGACTTTGCGGCGCCACTTCTTCTGCTGGCAGATACCTTCGATCATGCTGGCGCGAACTCCGGTGCCGCTACTCGCACGATCTTGGCCACTGGATTAGCCGGTTCGCTGTCCGCATCAGATTGCTCTGCGTCGGAGGGCTCGGCGTCCTGGTCGTGCTCCGGCGACTGGTCTTGTGCCGTCTCGTTGTCGGCCTTGTTACGTGATTCTGGTGTTTCCGCCATCGACAATTGCCAGCCAGGGCCGACGACATACCACCGCACCGCATTGTCACGCACGAGACGCTGCATCAACCCGACCGGCTTATCAAGAGCCTTGGCCACGCTTGCGACAGTGGCGAGTTCCTCCGGTGGGAACAGGAACGACCCTCCAGGCCACGTGCTCGTCCTGGACAATGCTTCCCGGTGGTTGCCGGGAAGCACCGGCTCGGCTTCGCGGTACTCATTGCGGCCACGGGCAATCGGAAACAAGCCCGTCTCGTCCCGCAGGCGAAGCGCTTCCTCGCCGATACGCAACGACACCAACGGGTCGGAGTCAAGGCCCTTTGGCATCTTGATCTCGAAGCCAGCAAGAGACGCCGCAACCGGCTTGCTGATGTCAATGACATGATCGCGGTCTTCTACCCAATGGATGAAGTTCGCGTGCAACGTCGTGGCAAACGTGGCTTTCTCGTTTACTGCCGATACGGCGAGTTTCTCCTCGGACGGCCTGCTGAGCCGCACGAAGGAAAGTTCCTTCTTGCCGGCGATCTTCAACGCCGCACGCAGCGCGCGAGAGAGTGAATCCATGCGGCAGATCAGCAGCGAATCAGACGTGCTGTGCGAAGTCATTGTGTGTCTCCTTTCATCTCTAGAAGTGGAATCTGGTTAGGCAGTACGCGGTGCTGGTCATCGTCTTTCGATAGCCAGCGCCACAACTGCTGTTTTCGTTTCAGTGGGAGCGCGCTCCACCACACATCGAGGTCGCGTTCATCCACGTGGCCCGCCCGGCAGGTTCAACTGCGAAAGGCGCGCGGCGAGCCAGTCAGGATCCACACGAGGCTTGGTGCTGTCTGGCCACTTCGGGCACGTCTTTTCATGCCGCTTCCACAAAAGCGAACCTTGCGCGCGCATCGCGGCGGCCTCCTGCATGTCCACCCACAACGCATACGTGCGGTGGCCACCACCCTCGACAGGACGCTTATGCATCATGTGATCACCTTCAGGATCCGGGGAGGCGTCGAAACTGACTTCCTCGTCCTCGGCCATTCCTTGGTGTGTCCACGCCAGTTTCACCGGCTCGCCGCAGTACTGACAGTGCGGCAACTTCTTACTTTTCCTGGTCATCGTCGCCCCTTGTCTCCAAAAGGTGCTGGGCCCGACGCAGTGCGGTGAAACTCTTACCGGCGTTCTCCTCGAACTGTGTCACCGCAACGTCCACATGGTTTTGAAGCGACCGCCAAAACGCAGGATCGCCCGCGCGCTTGGTTCGCGATTGCAAGGTCTTCAACGACGCCTCGGACTTCGCCAGCGCACGCTCTGCTTCCTCGCGCGCCTTGCGCTCCTCGTCCGCATGCTCCTGGGCAACCGCAGTCTCACGCTTGATGGTGCGCCTTTTCGTCTCGCGCTCTTCAAGCAACTGCTTACGCAGATCAGCCAACTCGTCAGCACTCTTTTGGTGCTTGCCGCGCAACACTCGCGCTGAATCCAGTGCCGAACGGCGTTCCTGCTCCGCTTTCTTTACTTGCTCTTTAAGCCGCAGGTTGTCGTTGTGCGCGGCTTCGTACTTGTTCGACATCTGCCGCCACTCTTCTTCCAGCGCTTCCAGTCGCTGCGCATCAACCGCCGGCGAGCGCGGCACGTCCGACAACGCCCGCTCTAACTCGGCGTTGCGGTCCATGACATCCTGCAGTCGGTTCATCACCACGTCGACGAGCAACGGCACCTGCGGGCCCTGAATCTGAATCTGTCCCATCACAGCACCTCCAAAGCAAGCACCAAACCAACCGCGAACACCAAGGTCGCCAGCGCGAAACCCCACAAAGCAGCACGCACCTGAACAGCCCCATGGACTAGAAACTTCGGCCCGGCGACCGATTCGTCCACATCCGCAGCCAACAGATCTTCGACATACCTCTGCCAACGCCGCGGGACACGCCCGAAGTAAAACGCCGCAAGTTCTGTAACCTCTGCCTGAAAGTTCCTGCGCGCAATCCAATACGGATCACGCCGGTTGTCTGTCGACGACGCCATCACGCCTCGCCTCCCATCACCCACACGAACACCGTCCACGCCCAAATCGTTACGACGATCAACAGGGCCTCGCAGATGCTCTTCCACAGCGGTTGGTCGGTCTCGTCCTGGGCGTCGCGGACACGCGCTGCCGACGGAGAGACACACTCAAGCGGGATACGATGACGCGGCGCAGGCGATGCGGGTTTCTCCAGCACCCCAACAGCAGCCGCGATAGCGGTCCAATCATTTGTTTGCATTGCTGTTCTTCTTCCTGTGAAACGTTTAGGGCAGTGGAGGCGCACAGTGCCGTACTGTCACCGACGGATATGGCCTTGAGAGGGACGAGATATTCCTCCTTGCCACTGCCTAGTGCCCGGCGCGGGAGTCGAACCCGTGCTACACCGGTCGGGCTGTTGCGAGTCTTTGGTCAACTCGCTTGCGTGGAGTCGCCGGCGAGTTCTCCTAGCCTTTCGGCGAAGCGTTGCATTTGCCCGGCTGACAGGTCGATTGCTTCTGTTCCGTGGGGCAGGTGCAGCGCAACTCTTGCTTGGTTGCTAGCCCGGTATGCGTAGGCGCGCATGCCTGCGGGTAGTCGGGCCATGGTGTCTTTGTTGTTGTTCACCTGGAGTGTCCTTTCGTGGCGTGAGTGGGGTGGGTTTCTGTTGCGTCGTTGTCGGGTGCGCAGGCGCTTACGCTTCGATTCGAAAAAGTTTCGATTCGATGTAGGCGTTGACGCTGCGTTCGGTGAACCGCACTTTGCGGCCGTCTTTGAATCGCTCCAGGTGTCCGGCGCGGTAAAGGTTGCGGACCGTGTTCTTGGAGACGCCGAGTTGGTCCATGACCTCCTCGTATTTCAAAAGCTTGATACTCATTGCAGGTCCTTTGCCCGCTCTTTGGCGGCGTCAACGATGCAGTTGAATTCGGTGCTGGTCGATCCAAGGTCCTGGTGCATGTGGAGGACAGCTCGCTTGTAGCCCTCTTCGAACGCTTCCGACCGTCCGAAGTCGTCTTCGAAGGACTTAAGGTCGGCCATCGCCTGGCTCATTCCACGGATGGTGTTGTGCCAGAACTGTTCGGTCGGCATTTCGTTGTCTGACTCGGTTCGTTTCCAGAGCATTGGTTGTTCCTTCTTGTTCGGTTATGGCTAGGAGTTTCCGTTTTCCTGCTTGTGGCTATGTCCTGAAATTCCGCAGTAATCTCGGCTCCTAGCGCAGCTGGCGCTAGAAAGTGAGGTGAAAATCAATGGACTTTGACTTCCACATCGACGGATTACGGGAGCAGGTAGAGCGGCTTAATGCCGCTGGTGCGTCCGATTCGAATCTCTCGTCTAGGCAGTTCTGGGTGAAACACCTTGACGCCCTGATAGCCCTTCAAGAGACTGATTCAGTCAGTAGCGCTGAAGTGATCCAGGCACTGATCAATTCCTTGCATTGGGCGGGCGTTGCGATTGAGCATCTTGAGGAGCGCGTGGCCGTTCTTGAAGCCGGCCAATCTGCTCACGGATCCGCCGAATCGTAGGAACCTCATACTTGGGGAGTTTCACGCGGATCGTGTGCACAGCCCTGCCGGTACCGACAGGCGTCACCCGCTCCTTGCTCCTGGCGCCGGAAGTTGCCCCTTCCGGCGCCTTTTCATTTGTTGACACCATTAGCGTTTCCTTTCTTTGTGACGACTGCGGTGCCTGCCCGGCGCGTCTAGGCGACGGCGGGGTTGAGGATTTCGGCGGCTTTTAGGTGAGCCGAACGGCGGGCCTCGAGAATCGCCGCAGTCTCTGGCGTGACTTCGGCGCCATAACGGAGATGTTCGAGTTGCTTCTCGGTCAGGCCGAGGAACGTTGCGAGGTCATAGTCGCTCGTCGCGTTGATTTCAGCGGCGAGGTTGTCGAGGAATCCAGGTCGTAGTTTCATCCGCTCTCCTGTTTCGTATTGCACCTTCCGTACACATTATGAAACATTGCTACGCATTTTGCAACCTTTTTAACTTTTCGACGCTTGACATGCTCAAATAGGCGTTGCATAATGCAACTGTGGATATTGAAACCTGGATTAATTCCCTACCGGGGGCGCCCAGCATCACGGCTGTGGCTTCAGCGGCCCGCATTCAAAAGACAACTCTCTTCCGCCAGATTGAGCGTGGAGCGATTTCCGCAGAGAATGTGATTCTGATCTGTCAGGCATACGAAATCGACGTCGCGGATGCGCTGATCGCCCACGGCTACTGCACCGAGACTGACTTCAAGGTTGAGTCACTCGCTATCCGCGAGGCGCTCGAACGCGCTGATTGGTCGGAGATCTTCGACGAAATCACGAAGCGCGTTAATGCGTCGCCGATGTTCGAGGGCGACTTCGAACTGTCCCTCGATTCGCCGGTGCATATTCCGGAGCCTGCCGACCTGGAGGAGAAGCGCAAGCAGCGCGAGGCTGACGTCGACAAGCAGTTCAAGGGCGCGGACTGGCGCAGCAAACCGAAACCGGGACGAGACGCGTATGCCGCAGACTCGTCTCCACGCGAGCCGCAGATGGGCGACGACGAGTACCACGATGGCCCCTAGTTACGTCGACCTACTCGACATGGCCAGCAGGCTCGGTGTGTGGGTTGATGTTGACGACGTCGGCTGGCTCGAAGGAGGCGAAACCGGCGGCTGGTTTCCCGAACACGACCTCATACTGCTTGCGCCCGGCCTGCACCCCATCGAACAACGCTGCACGCTGGCGCACGAACTTGGCCACGTCACCCACGAACACCGAGCCGGCATCACCGGATGGCTAAAAGCGCGGCAAGAGCAACAAGCAGACCGATTCGCCGCCACACTGCTGATCTCCCCGATAGAGTACGAACTTGCGGAACGTCTCTACGGGCACAGCCCAAACCTGCTCGCACAGGAACTAGACGTCACAACCAACATTGTCACCACCTGGCAACGCCTCTACGAAAGGACACACGTAAGACGGCCAGCGCCACCCCCACCTATGCGGTGATGCACCACAAGACCCTCTCTGCTTCTGAGCTTTAAACAGAGTTAATTCCCCTAGAAAGATTCACTGATATGCCCCATCCAGACGAAGTAGTCATCTACAACACCGACGACGGAAAGGTACAGGTGCGTCTCCAGGTAGTCGAACACGACGCGTGGCTTACTCAAAAGCAGATGGCGCAACTCTTCGACGTCACTACCTCCGCCATCTCCCACCACATCAAAGAAGTCACGCTGTCGAGGGAAATTGGCGAAGAGTCTACTTTCAAACAACTTTTGAAAGTACCTGGTCAAAGCCGGTCTGTAAATCACTACAACCTCGACATGATTATCGCCGTCGGGTACCGCGTCCGCGGTCCACGCGGAAGCCAATTCCGCACATGGGGAACCCAAGTGCTCCGCGAATACCTAGTTAAAGGTTTCGCACTCGATGATCAGCGCCTTAAAAACGACAACCACGACACCTACTTCGACGAACTGCTAGAGCGGATCCGCGAAATCCGCCTGTCAGAACGCCAATTCTTCCGCAAGATTTGTGACGTCATCGCCGCCTCCAGTAGCGACTACAACCCCAAGCGCACGGACGTACAGCAGTTCTTCGCCTCGATACAGAACAAACTGCACTTTGCAGTACACGGCAAGACCGCTGCCGAGCTCATAATCGCGCGCGCCGACGCCGCCAAGGACAACATGGGCCTGACTAACTGGGACAGTGTCAACGGGCCGAAAACCAAGGATGTCATCGTCGCTAAGAACTACCTCACCGACGACGAATTGCGAGAGATGGCACGACTGACCACCATGTACCTCGACTATGCCGAAGACCGCGCTGATAAACGTCAAGGAATGCTGCTGAGTGACTGGAAAGAGCTCACCGACAAATGGCTTGTATTCAACGAACGCGAGGTCCTCAAAGGGTCCGGTAGCCGCAGCCACAAACAAGCTACCGACTACGCAAAGGAGCAATGGGAAGCCCACAAGCGGAGTCTCGACGCCAAAGTAGACGCGAAAGACATGGCCGCGCTAGAGACAGCCGTTCGAGACATGAAGAACAAATAAATGCACTCTACGGGGCCGGAGATTGTTCAACCGCCGCAGAGCGGACGCTTCGACGGCGCCACAATTCCACCATTTGCCAACTTGATGCATAGCGTGTTAGCGCGCTATGCTGTAGGTAGTTCCACAAGGAACAACGAAGAAAACTCAACAGAGAAAGGAGGCAAGGTGATTGAATTCATCGCCACAATCACCGCCATCTGGCTAACAATCCTCAAGACCAGGGAACACTTCACAAAGTACCCACTCAAGAAGAAGAACCCGCCAGAGATTGAAAAGTAGAACCCCGGTTCCGACTAAGCCAAGTAGCCGGAACCGGGGACTACCCCAACACTAACCCACAGAAAGGAACCAAGCAATGACCATAGCCACCGTAGCCCTCTTCATTATCGGCGCCATCTTTAACTGGCACCCCGCCACGCTTGCCGCCATCGGCGCATGCGCAATCCTCTGCCTCACACTCGACACCCGAGCACTCATCATGAACCGAAAGGCATAACGATGCGCCCCATCATTACTGACGCAGACACCGGACGCGAACTCTGGCGCGTCAAAGAGTGCGCCACCCATTGCGGCATCAAACCATCCACCTGGACTACCTACACCGCACAGGGACGCACACCGGCTCCCATTGCTCACTTCGATGGCAGAACCCCCCTCTGGGACGCCGAAGAAGTTAAAACCTGGCACGCGAAACGACCCGGCAGCCCAGTGAAAAACCACCCCAAGTAGGTTGGAACGCTACGAGAAGAGCGTCATTATGATGACCCGGCAAGCGACAACCGCAAGACCCGCCAAGATAGCAACCATGACCAGGAAGTCGACGAACACACACAGCCAGTAGAACTTTGGCCACATGTCGCGAGCGGTATTAAACCGAACGTAAGGCGGGTCATCACTAGAGGTTGCACAGTCCGCCAGGAACTGGAACATGCCAATCGCTGGGTGCCACTTCACCCAGGACATCAGAAACGCCGGGGAATTGACGGGCTTCTGCATTGCTGCCGCTGGCGGGTCCGGGCTTGGATGCTGCTGCTTGGCCTGCGCTGCCATAACCCGCGCTTCAGCACTCGGCTGGACGTCGACCTTAGCGTCTTCGGTCTTCCGCTGGTCCGCGTTTGTCAGATCGTCCATTACTCCGGGTTCTTCTCCAGACGGTCACAACGCTTACGCACTGCAGGAACAGACACGCCGAAGTGCTCCGCTGCCGCGTACTCCCCTTGGGTATCCACGATGCTCAACAATTCATCGGCAGGCATCAGTAGCGCACCTGCGAACTCGTCCGCATAGAACTCATGGAGGTTGTAACCGTCAGACTTGCGGTAGTCGATGAACGAATAGTCATCATCGCCGGCGATCGAAGCACGCTCGATCAAATGGCCGATCTCGTGCGCGAGCGTGAAACGCTGCCGCTGCGGGGTCTCAAGCGAATTGATGAAGACCTCCGGGGCAGTGTCCTTCTCCTTGAGCACAAAACCAGACACATCCGGCTCAAGCGGCTGCAGCCACACACGGGCGCCGAGCATGTTGGCCATCTTGACCAAGTTGTCCAACCCAAAACTGCCCGGATCCAGCACGGAGCGCAGCCGGTCAGCCTCCTGCCTCGCAGACTCCCACAACAACATCGGCGCACCTCCTTACCTACTCGCCGCCAGTATATCCATCCCCCACGACGCTACTGCCACACAAAACCAGCCTCGCCCGACGCGACCGGTCAAGCAGTTTGTTCGTCTGTCTTGCGCTGCTTGCGCTTCTCCTCCAGGTCGGCGACGCCGTCGGGCAGTCCCTCTAGTGCGCGGTTGACGCTATCGAGGACTTGGCGCTTCTTGGCTTCGGTGGTGCGCATGTAAATCTCGGTGATCGTGCGCAGGTCGCGTTGGCCGAGGATTTCGCCGATGGCGGGGATTGGCATGCCGGCTTCCACCAGCGTGGTGATTAGCCAGACGCGGCCATAGTGGGGTGTGATGCGGACGTCTTTGTGCCCGGCGCGCTCTTTGGCTCGGTTCATGATCGAGCGGTATGAGGTGTCCATGACGATTTTTCCGGTGGGGCCGGTGAAGAGGAATGCGTTGGGGCTGGGGTTGGTGAAGTGTTTGAGGTGGTATTCGAGGTCGTCGTTGTAGTGGGGGAAGATTGGGACGTGGCGGTTGCCGGCGGCAGTTTTGACGCTGTTTTTGTAGGCCATGCCGCGTTGTTCTTTGGGGCCGTCGGTGACGCGGTAGGCGTTGCCGTTGATGTGGAAGGTCCATGTGTCGCCGTGTTTGGTGAAGTCTTTGCGTTGTGCGCCGAGGGCTTCGCCGAGTCTGACGCCGTGGACGAGGGTCAGGATTGCAATGAGTTTGTGGTCTCCCTTGACGTTGCGGGAGGTTGAGGTTTTGGGGTCGAGTTCCTTGATGATGTCGGTGATGACCTGGTTTTCGGGCAGTTGCTTGCGGTCGTGCTGTATTGCTTTCGCGGCTGAGGGCAGTACGACTGGGTTGGCGTCGATCATGCCGCGCTCGACGGCTGCTTCGATTGCGGTTCGCAGACGTTTGTAGGCCGCTCGGTTCGTCGGTGGGGTGTCGTACTGGAGGTTGATTGCGTCCCACCATGCTGCGATGTCTCGGCGGGTGAGGTGAGTTAGCGGAATGTCTTTTAGGCAGGCTGCTTTTCCAGACACTTTGAGGATGCGCCGGTTGATGGTTTGCGTGTAGTTCTGGTGCGTGGCGGGGCCGAGTGGGTTGGTCCCGCGCGTGCGCAGTTCGAGCCATTCGGTAAGCCAGGCGCCGACAGTGCGGGCATCGTCCTCTTTGGCCTGGGCGCGTTGCTTCGGTGGGATCCAGTCGCCACGGTCAATGATCTTGCGCTCGTTGGAGAGCCAGGCGTAGGCGTCATCGGATTCGGGGAATGTTGTGGAGGCGGAATGTTTCTTGCCGTCGGGTCCGGTGTAGCGTGCGCGCCAGCGTCCGGAGGGGAGTTGGGAGACGGTGCCGAACTGTCGTTTCGTTGGGCGGCGGGGTGCCAT